ATACACAATGAGTGGGTTTCGCGTCTTCCCATCAAAAGGCGCATATTTTCCCGTTCGTGTCGTGGGGGGAAACCATGACGTGAGCGGACAAATGTGTTAAACTACAAATATATATGAGTTAATAAAATCTTTATCGTGAAAAGAGAATATTTACCAGAATGCCCAAGGTGCGGAGAAGACCCCCAATATCATAAAAGGTGCAAGCGGTGCGATATTCTTATTCACGAACTGGAATATATATGTTATAATCACATATGTCAGCAAGCGCACACTCTGGAAAATGGAGATCGTTGCGCTGACTGCGTTGAACTCTATGGAAAGTGAAAAACAAAAAGAGAACAGTAAGCCCTGGTTATGGAAGAAGGGACAGTCTGGCAACCCCAAGGGGCGACCCAGGGGGAAAACAATGAAGGAATATGCACGGGATTACCTGGCGGCGATGACAGCTGAAGAAAGAGAACAATTCTTTGAGGGGCTGCCGAAAGTCGACATATGGAAGATGGCCGAAGGAAACCCCGCGAACAACGTAGACCTCACCTCAAAAGGAGAAAAACTACTCGTTATGCCCCCTGAGTTAATACATAAGAATGACACTGACACCAGCACAGGCGAAGATAGCGCAAGATAAGCACCGTTTCCGTGTTGTTAACTGCGGCAGAAGATTCGGCAAAACAACTCTGGCTGTTTTGGAGATGATAGCAAAAGCCGTCTATGGTGATGACAGGCAGATATGTTACATCGCCCCCACCTATCAGCAAGCGAGAGATATCGCCTGGCAGGAACTAAAGAAACTGGCTCGCCCGGCGATACACAAAGTAAACGAATCCCGGCTGGAAATCATAGTAAACACCACAAGGGGGGGCAAGTCGTCCATTCTGTTACGGGGATGGGAATCAATAGAAACCCTGCGCGGCCAGAAGTTTGACTTCATTGTTGTGGATGAAATAGCATCCATGAGGAACTGGGTGACGAACTGGCAGGAGGTTATCCGCCCCACATTGACGGACATGAAGGGAGACGCGCTTTTCATCTCAACCCCAAAAGGATTCAATCATTTTTATGATTTATATAATCTTCAGGACATAGATACAGATTACACTTCCTTCCACTTCACCACTTACGATAATCAATTTATCCCAGTAGATGAGATAGAAAAGGCCAAACAAGAGCTTACTGAAGACAGATTCGCCCAGGAATACCTGGCTGATTTCAGGAAAACCGAAGGATTGGTGTACAAAGAGTTTGACCGCGACAGACATCTGTATGATGGAGATGTGGCTAACGCCGTTGAGTTCATCGCAGGTATAGACTTCGGATTCACCAACCCGGCGGCGGTTATTCATATCATACGAGATTACGACAACAACTATTGGGTCACAGAGGAGTGGTATCATACGCATCGCACTGACGACCAGATAGCTGAATATGTGCGGTCCTGTAAGTTCAATGCCGTCTATCCAGACCCGGAGAATGCCTCCGGCATACAAGTTCTCGTGGACAGGGGGATAGAAGCCAGAGAGGTCATTAAGGGGAAGGATTCTGTGAAGACGGGCATAAACAAAGTCCGCTCGTTGTTCAAAAGGAACAAAATACATATTCATAAAAGTTGTTTGAATCTCATCTCGGAACTGGAGACCTACGCATATCCAGAGAAACGCGACGGCCACAATGAAGAAGAGAATCCCATCAAAGAGAAGGACCACGCGCTAGATGCTTTGCGGTATGCCATTATGTCAAACCTACCCGACGACGAGAGGGAGAACGAGCGCATACACCTTATGCACCAAGCAAGAAAGGCCACACAAATAAACGATGCCCGATAAAATATCACAAAACGAAGCCGTCATCATCTCTATGTTGAGGACACTCAAACCATTCGAGGAAATACGCATTACCGCAGATAGGGGCGGAAAGGTGAATAATTTTATTGTCATACGAAGCTCAAAGGTGATATTGGGCGATGACGAACCCACAGCTGTCCGATAGTGTGGTATAATAAATACACCTAGAGAAGAACTCAGGTTTTATTACTTGAGTTTTTCTTATGAAACTAATTACAGAACTGAAACAAATCGACTCCGACCATGAAGCAGGCACACTGGAGATAGTGGGTGGGCTGCAATTTTCCCAGTACAAAACGCTAAGGATGGTCGAGTTCTACTCGAGCTCAAAGTTCCTAAATGGTCAGAAGGATCGTAGTAATCGGGAGAAGCCTTTTTACAACATTGTGAATACAATGGTAGACACCGCAGTGGTAGCGACCGACATAGACACAAAAGATGTGCGGGTAGACGCAGACCACGAAAACTCCTACGACAAGTCATTCCTTTTTAACCACGAGATACAGCAATGGATGAAAGAGTCCGATTTTGCTCGTGTATTGAACGAAATGGGCGAGACTCGGGCCCGATATGGTGGTGTACTTATCAAGAAGTTCCAAGGCGGGGGCGAGGGGATGGAGATTGGTGTCGTAGAGTGGAAGAACGTCGTTACCGACCCGGTGGACATCATGCAGGGTGTCATTATCGAAAAGCATTACATGACCCCGAGTGAGTTGCGCGCCAAGAGCGACACCTGGGAGAACATAGACGAAGCTCTCGACCTATACTCCAGGAAGGGATATAACCGAGTAGATGAACGCATAGAGGTCTGGGAGGCGCACGGGAACTTTCCCGAAGGCTACTTGTCTGACGAGGCCGACACCAGTGATGACGACACATTCTCCAACCAAGTCCATTTTTATGTAGTGAAGAATGCCAAAGCGGTTCACTTGTACTGGGCTGAAGAAAAAGAGAAACCATATAAGTATCTTCCGTGGAAGAAAGTGGCTGGACGCGCACTGGGACGCGGTGTAGTGGAAGAGGGAGAAGAATCACAAGTATGGACGAATGATTCCATCCAAAAAGAACAGGGGGCGATGGAGTTGTCCGGTAAGGTCATCCTCAAAACCAACTCCAAGAAGGTGGGCAACAACGTCATGACCGACCTGGATAACGGGTCTATTGTTGTGCTTGAAGATAACAAAGACCTCAATGTGCTGAACCTCTTGAACGGAGCACTGCCTCAATTCCAAAACCTCGTGGATAAGTGGTGGAGCCAGTATGAGAGAGCTACCTCGTCTTACGATGCAGTAAGGGGCGAAACACCGCCATCAGGACAACCCTATCGTTTACAGGCACTTGTATCACAGTCAGGGTCATCGCACTTTGATTACCGCCGTGAAGAGTGGGGAATCTTTCTCAAAGAGGTGTTCTATGACTGGGTATTCCCATACATTCAGAAGAAACTCACCAAACAGCATATTCTGGCATCCGACTTCACCCCGGAAGAATTACTGAAGATAGACGACTCCTTTGCATCATATGAAGCCAATAAATACGCGCTAGACCGCATATTCAGTGGGGATGTGGTCACACAAGACGAATACGAGGCGGTCAAAGAACAATACAAGACCTTCATAAACGACAAGAACGGCAGGCGGAGGTTCTTAGATGTCCCGACTGGATACTACAAGGACATGAAGTCTAAGTTGACTGTGGACGTAACGGGAGAGCAGAAGAACAAAATGGCTACTATGGAAACGCTCAGCAACCTACTGCAACAGATGATACCAATGGTACAGATGGGGATTGCCACCCCTGAAGACGTGAAGATGCTATTGAACAAGATTGCTGAAATATCTGGTGCGGGACTTTCACCCCTCTCATTATCCAAGGGGGGACAGCAAGCACAGCAAGGAGTACAGACGGGACGGTCACAGCAAATGCAACCACAACAGCAACCACGGGGACTTGGACAAGCGGAGCTACAAGCAATAAGACCGAAGGGCACCCAATAATACGAAGAAATCATGGAGAAACTACTTCACACATTTTATAACGACGAATATCTAAGGGACGCTGTACACGAGTTTCTTCTCCTGGAGTTGGATAAATACGCGCTTGAGAAGGTGTACGACAAGGAAGATACGGGGGGTATCGCAGACGCAAAAGACGCCATAGAGCGTGCCTTCACAGAACTTAGAGAGCGATACAGTAAGGAGGGTAATATTGAGGTAGTGAATCAATCACGCTAATGCGCCGCGACCGCAACGTCGGTAAACTACTTAGCAAAGAGAGTACTGCATAAACTCTCATAACGCCGCCCGAGAGGCATAAACCGGGAACACACATGGATGAAAAGAATCCAGAAGAGGCAGTAGAAGCCACAGATTCTACCGAGGAGGTTGTCCCCGAAGAAACAACCGACGACTTGGAGGAAGTCGTAGAAGAGCCAGAACCAGTAGATGTTCGGGAAGCGCCCGAGTTCAAACAAGTGCTGGCAAGGGCGCACAAAGCAGAGGCGGAACTTAAATCCCGAAAGGAGAAAGAGAAAGCCGAAGCGCCTCCACTTAACAACAACACCCTTTCGGCTGATGACGTAGATGTAAAGATTCTTCAGTCGCAGGGAATGTCGGACGACCTAATCAAAGAGTTACAAGCTCTCGCGAAGGTGCGAGGAACCTCAATCCTCGCAACGCAATTAGACCCGATATTCGTAGCGATAAAGGAAACAAAAGAAGCTGAGGAGAAGAACGCGAAAGCGTCTCTAGGAGCTTCCAAGGGGTCGGGGCAGAATAAACCAAAGAAAGGCCCACAAACCCCCGGACTTTCCCAAGAAGAACACAAAGAACTATGGCAGGAAGCCCAGAAAGGCTAATTCATTAACATATGGCTTTAGGAACAGCACACATGACGGCGGGCGTCGGTGGGACTCTTACCGCAGACATTCCATTGCTCTGGGGACAGAAGATCAACGACTACTTCCGTTACGACCTGACGCTGGCATCCTTCTTCGTAGACCGAAGTGAGGAACTGGCAGACGGCGGTTCGGATGTTTATACTCCGAACATTGTCGCCCTTTCAACCAACGCAAAGACGAATGGTTCACAGGTGACACTTAATCAACCGATGCAGACGAAGAATACTCTCACCGTTTCAACATGGAAAGAGTCTTCGTTCGTTATCGAAGACCGGGAGATGGCACAGCTCAAAAAGAGCTACTACCTCCAGGACAAGTTCGCAAAGTCCGCAGCGTGGGAGGTCGCACAAGACCTTGACGACGCTATTGCGGCACAGTTTACCAACTTCACCGTAGCAGGAAACATTGTCGGTACGGCCGCAGCAAATGTTGTAGACAGCTCCCTTTTGGCGGCTATCGCAGTATTGGAGACGGCTGGCGTACCGGGAGTGTACACTGGTGACGTAGCGTGGATCTTCCACCCGAACACCTTTTATCGCCAAATCGGTAATGTTGACAAACTTACCCTCTGGACGAACACGCAGACTGAAATGCCTCGTGCGAAAGCGCCAACACGCTCTCTCTACAGCATTCCAGTTATCGTTTCACCGGCAGTACCTTTGGGCACTGGCGCAGTAGGTGATAACTCGGCTCGTTTGAACCTCCTTTCCCACAAAGACGCTATCCACTGGGCGCGCATGACGCTCCCCGTAAAGGCGACGAGTGGCTATGTAGGCTCAGAGGGAGTCCGAATCCAGCAATCTTACGTTCAGGAATACCTTGGCGAATTGGTCTCAGTAGACCTTTGCTACGGTACTATGTTGAACCGTCAGGATGCAGCTGTGAAGATTCGTTCCCACTCAGTTGCAGTCGGACTGTAATCTTATCCACAGACAACAGGAAGCCCCCATTGCGGGGCTTTTTGTTTGTGGTATAATACAGCATATGGCTGGCGTACAAGTCGGACAACTATTCAGAAAAAGAACCGTCAGGAACCTCGACGGCAGCATACGCGACATGGTAGATGAAGCCGACGGTGGGGTGATTATCGCGAATGGACGTGTGGTCAATCAGGCTAAGATAGATGAGCTGGCGAAGATAGAAGAAGACCGCCGCACAGCTGCACAAGCGCAAACTCAACAAGCGGCCGCACCCCACATTGCAGAACGTAACGCCGCGCCCTCAAGGGTAGAGGAGCTTGAAAAGAAAGTTGAAGACATGGGAGATAAACTTGACCGCATACTCAAAGCACTGGACAAATGAAAATCTTTTACTTACAAGGGGACTATCCATTTTGCTACTACTATCGCGGGTATCTTCCGGGTGTATATTCCGACCAAACGGTTGTGTCGGAGTTTTTGCGTAAAGACGGGGACGTTTCCAGTGCAGACCTCGTGGGAAAGGCAAAGAAAGCCGATGTGATAGTTTTCCAGAGGCCATCGTCAAAACCGTCGTTGGAACTAGCGAGATTATTACGCAAGGACGGTAAGAAAATCATTTTTGATAACGACGATACCTATTCAGGCATCCCACTAGCGCGCTTGGGGAGCGAGAATCGAGTCAAGATAGCCCAAGAACTAGGGAAAAACCTCGTTGAGTTTCTGGAGTTTGCCGACGGGGCGACGACATCAACGGAAGTATTGGCTAAAGAGTACGCGCAGTTCAATAAAAATGTCGTTGTATTGAAAAATTGCATTGACCCAATGGACAAGTTACCGTGTAAAAAGAATCAAACGGGCAAATTTCGCGTCGGTTTCATCGGATCGGTGACATCAAACGACGATTATTACCATATCAAAGACCAGATAAAGAAACTGGATGGGCGGGGTGATATAACCCTGGTCATTTTGGGAGTAAAGTTCGCCGACGGTAAGATAATGCCCTCCATGCAAGAGGATTATGATTTTTGGAACTCGCTTAAGAATGTAGAGTGGCATCCCGTCGTGCATGTAACGGAATATATGCCCAAAATAGCGGAGTTGGCGCTTGATTTGGCTGTTATTCCCAGAAAAGAGCACTACTTCAATACATGCAAATCAAATCTGAAATTCCTAGAGATGTCGTTGCTGCAGATACCTGTGTTGGCGCAAGGTTTTAGTGATGGGAGTTCCCCTTATCAGGGCGTCGATGAACCCTATATGACCGTTGTCACCGATAACCAAACGTGGTATGATAAGATTATAGAAATCAAAGATAACCACGCCGATTATCGTGCCCTTGCGTTACAAGCACACGACTACGTACTTTCGGAGTATAACATTATCAACTATGCCCATGAGTGGCAACACGAGATAGAAAAATTATTAGCCACACAACACAAATAACAAGATGAAAATACCCAAAGAATACCTAGAGGAGAAGAACTACGAAGGCACGCGCCTGATTGAGGTTGTAGACCCGATGGTCAAAAAGTTCCACGCAGAACTAAAGAAGTTCCAAACCGAAGCCAACCCCACACTTGAGAAGATGGAGAAGCTCACGCCGATCCTTGACCCCTTTTACACACGCTTGGGTGAGCTTGAAAAGGAGAAGGCAAAAATCAAGGAAGAAATGCAACCAGTCAGAGAAAAGTACGACGCTTTGTTGGATGTGGTGCAGAAGATAGACCAAAGAGCACAGCTCATCAAGAACAAAATCCAACCAATCGTCAATAATATTATCAACGGACAACTAAGTGAGTTTGAGAAAGCCAACCAATTACTCGAGAAAGAAGGCAAGATATACGCTGAGATAATCGATGAGTTGGAAGAGAAGGTCAAAGCTGTCCGCCTCGCTAAATCGAAGAAATAATATGAAGAGAGTCTTACTTACCGGGTGTGGGGGAAGTATCGGTGTTCACACAATCGCGCACATATTTTACAATACCGACTGGGAGATAGTCGGAACTGATAGTTTCAAACACAAAGGATGGACAGACCGAGTAGTGGAGCTAATGAAGACTCATCCAGAGTGGGAAGACCGCCTGACGATAATCACCCACGATCTTGTCGCCCCACTCTCGGAAGTAACCAAGAAAAAGCTTGGGAAGATTGATTACATTATCTCAATGGCGGCCCTATCCGATGTAGAGGCCAGCATCAACAACCCAGTAGAGTTCATAGAGAATAACACCGCCATCGTGCTCAACTTACTTGAATATGCGAGGGAAGTGAAGCCAGAAGCATTCGTACAAATCTCCACAGACGAGGTATATGGCGCGTCAGAGGCTAAAGACGCCGGACACAAGGAATGGTCCCCCATCCTACCAAGTAATCCATATTCAGCGTCAAAGGCGTGCCAAGAAGCCATCGCTATTTCCTATTGGCGCACTTATGGCGTGCCGGTTGTCATCACCAATACAATGAATAACTTTGGCGAAATGCAACAAGGCTCGAAATACCCGGCGATGTTGCAGAAGTGGCTTGAAAGGGGCGAAACCGTTATCATCCACGGTGAAGAAGGAGACATCGGCTCGCGGTTTTACCTCCATTCACGGAACCACGCAGACGCCATACTCTATATCTTAAAGAATCTCCCACCCCACCAACATGAAGCAGGGAGAGCTGACATGCCCGACCGCTATAATGTAGTGGGAGACGTCAGATTGGATAATCTTGAATTAGCCCAGACGGTGGCGCGACTCATGGGGAAGGAGCTTAAACACAAAATGATCCTGGATTTTCACTCCACGCGCCCGGGACACGATAAACATTATGGCTTGGATGGAACAAAGTTGAAGAATCTTGGATGGAACCCCCCCGTCGGCTTTGAGGAATCTCTCAAGAATGTAATAGAGTGGCAGAGAAACCACCCAGATTGGCTATGATACCAGTACGGAACGCAATCGGGGGCACCGCCAATCTCATGTTCAAGGAGGCTTATCTCTATGCACAGATGCGGAATGGTATTATCCCCGATGTGTATGTTCAGGATGAGGACTATTTCAAGGAATATGCCGGTGAGATAAAGATGCTATTTGGACAGGGGATAGGGAAATTAGACCAAGTGGCCATTCACATTAGACGAGGAGATTATGTGAACAACCCCTTCTATGTAGACCTGATGGAAACGGGATATTACGAACGGGCAATGGGCGAGTTCCCTGACGCTGATTTTCTGGTGTTCTCGGACAACATTGAGTGGTGTAAGATGCAGGAGATTTTTGACGGCTGTGAGTTCTCTGAAGGCAAGAACGACATAGAGGACTTGAACCTGATGGCATCATGTACCGGACATATTATCGCGAACAGCAGCTATTCATGGTGGGGAGCATATCTTAGCCCACATGGCGGGCGGGTCATCGCTCCAAAAGAATGGTACACAGACGGTATTGACAGAACTAAATGCCCAGAATCATGGACCCGACTATAAAAAGAGCACTTGTTCTGGGGGCTGGTGGGTTTATCGGCTCTCACCTAGTGAAGCGCCTGAAGAGCGGTGGGTATTTCGTCGTGGGGGTAGATGTGAAGTATCCCGAATACTCCAACAGTGCGGCAGACAAGTTCATTATCCACGACCTGCGGGTACCGTATGATTTTGGAGATTTTGATGAGGTTTATCAACTGGCGGCAGATATGGGCGGAGCGGGGTACGTCTTCTCGGGAGAAAATGATGCGTGTATTATGCACAACTCCGCGCAGATAAATCTTAACGTAACGGACTACTTCAAACACAAACCCACCAAGATATTCTACTCTTCCTCGGCGTGTATTTATCCACAAGAGAACCAAACCGACCCCGAAAACCCGAACTGCAAAGAGGGATCCGCTTACCCAGCGAACCCCGACAGTGAATATGGGTGGGAAAAACTATTTAGCGAAAGATTATACCTTGCCTACGCTAGAAACTATGGGTTAAATGTACGCATAGCACGATTCCACAACATCTACGGCCCCGAAGGTGTATATAGTGGCGGGAGGGAGAAAGCCCCAGCGGCTATATGTAGAAAGGTCATTGACTCCACACAGAGTATGGATATCTGGGGGGATGGAAAACAAACACGCTCCTTTCTTTATATAGATGATTGTCTGGACGGTATCAGAGCGTTGGTGGAGTCCGACTGCAAGGAGGTGGTGAATGTCGGATCAGAGGAAATGGTAACCATCAACCAGCTGGCATTCATGGCGATGAGTTTTGAGAATAAAGAGCTGGCCCTGCACCACGTTCCTGGTCCACTGGGTGTCAGGGGTAGGAACTCGGACAACACGCTTGTCACAAAACTGACGGGATGGAGCCCTCACTGGTCGCTTGAGGACGGATTACGAGAAACATATTTTTGGATAAAATCATGCCTAAAATCTCAATAGTATTACCGACACACAACATGGCAAACGGGAAGTTCTTTCTTAAAAGGGCACTAGATTCCATCGCCGAGCAAACACATAAAGATTTTGAAGTCGTCATCCCCGACAACTCGCACCACTTCACGCGCACAACCATCGGGGAGATAGTCAAAGAATATAGCTTTCCCATCAACCACTTCATAAACGAACGCATGGGAGCCACAAAGAACACCAATGACGGCATGGGGGTAGCCACCGGTGATCTTATCAAAATACTGCACATGGATGATTTCTTCGCCCACCAGGACGCCCTGAAGAACATAGTTGAGAACTTCAAGGGGCACTGGCTTGTTACGGGGTGCACCCACACCAAAGACCACGAACGATACAACGACCACCTCCCGCAGTATAATGATAAAATCCACACGGGGATGAACACAATCGGCTCCCCGTCGGTGTTGACGATAAAGAACGGACTTGATGTGTGGTTTGATGAAGATTCCGTCTGGTTGTTTGACTGCCTGTTCTATAAGAAGATGTACGAAGAATACGGCGCACCGACCATCCTGAACGATATAAACGTAGTCATAGGAATCCACGCAGGACAAGCCACCAACCAACTCACCCAGGAGCAGAAACAAAACGAAGTGGAACGCTATGTATAATCAACTCTGTGACACACCATCAGACATAAACGAACACCTCCCCGTACTCGCTGAGCTTTCTAGGGGGTGTAAGCATATAACAGAAATGGGGGTACGTTCTTGTGTTTCCACCTTTGCTTTTATAGAGGGCCTGGATGGGGGGAGACTGGTTTCAATAGACATCAATCACCCATCCACATATGTCCCACAAAATGGTGCGACGAATTTTGAAAGGGTTTTGCGGGAATGCAAAGACAAAAGCATCAACTTCCAATTCATAGAGGCAAACACCCTAAGGATTGAAATCGAACCGACCGATTTGCTTTTTATCGACACACTCCATGAGCCAACACAACTCAGGCAGGAACTGAAACTACATAGCGGTAAGGTTGCGAAATACATAGCATTACACGACACGACATCGTGCCCCGACTTAATTCCCGTGATAGACGAGCTAGTAGAAGAAGGTGTGTGGAAAATCAAAAAAGTATATGAGAACAATAATGGCTTAACCATACTAGAACGATGCTGATAACTGAACTGTTTAATGGCCAAGGTCTAGGGAACCAACTGGCAAACTATGTCACGGTGAAGTGTCTTGCGTTGGATAAGGGGTATAAGTTCGGTGTTCAGCACCCGGAACGCTTTAAGGGTCTCTCTTTCATGGATATAGACTTCGGTGAGAAGGTTATCGGAGGAAATACGCCCATCGAGGGGCAAGAACCCACTCAATTACCCGAAAACATACGATACTACTACAAGGAGGTTACGAGCTCTTATGACCCCAAACTGAGCCGGATACGGGATAACACAAGCATACACGGCAATTTACAGGGTGTAGACTACTTTCGGCACAGAAAAGACGAGGTTCGCAGGTGGTTGAAGGTGGAGCCGCTTGAAATGGACAAGAATACCTGCGTCATTAACTTCAGGGGCGGAGAATATAAATACGTTCCAGAGTTCTTTCTTCCGAAGTCCTACTGGGATGATGCCGTAGCGGAGATGCTCGCAACGAACCCGAATATGACTTTTGAGGTCCACACCGACGATGTAGAAGAAGCGCAAAAATTCTTCCCCGATTATCCAGTCACACATGATGTTGGATTGAACTGGCGGTCGATTCGTTACGCTCATTATTTAATACTCTCCAACAGCAGCTTTGCGATACTCCCGGCGTTCCTTAATGAGAACGCCAAGCGTATTATCGCACCGAGATTCTTCGGGAGGTTTAATGTGGGGTTCTGGCATTTGGAACAGAACTATACCGAGGGGTGGGATTGGATGGACATAAATGGTAAAATATGGAAATAAAGTGGGTCATTAACGCTTATAACGGAACGCTTGACTGGATCAAGGAGTACACCAGCAACTATGTTGTATATGACAAGAAGGACAAAAATGTCGGCTACAACATCTATGATTACACGAGCTATGTTGTGGATAATTATAATAATCTTCCCGATGTGGTGGTATTCATCAAGGACAATGTACTGGAGCGCCACATTACCAAAAAAGAGTTTGATAAGATTTGTCGCAACACCACATTCACACCGATATTAACCCAACACCACAAAACCGACGGTGTGATAAATTACTATCAAGATGGGTTATACTATGAAAAAAACAACAGTTGGTATTTCAATCATCACCCGCACCAGATAGCTGATTATGGCGAGTTCTCCCGTATTGTGGGTTTACCAAATCCCGACTATCTGGGGTTTGCTCCCGGGGGGTGTTATATCGTCCCCCGTGAGAATATCCTCAAACACGACAAAGAATTTTATAAGAAACTTCAAACAATGGTCGCCTTCACACAACACCCAGCCGAAGCCCACGCGATAGAGCGATCCCTTCATACCATATGGTCATAGATGCCTTCATGTTCTTCAATGAATTAGACCTACTTGAGATACGGCTCAACATTCTTGATGAGTATGTGGACAAGTTCGTTATCGTTGAGGCGGACGAAACATTCAGCGGTAAACCAAAGCCGTTCATATTTGAGCAGAACAAAGACCGATTCAAGAAATGGGCATATAAGATAATCTACTCTAAGGTGACGGACTTTCCATTGGATAATGAAATATATCAAAAGGCGATACTCTCACCCAATACCGGGAACAAGGAGCATTGGTGGGTGAGAGAGTTCTACCAGAAGGAGTCTATGCTTAAAGCACTCAAACCGTTCAGTGACGATGATTTCGTGTACATCTCTGATCTGGATGAGGTGTGGAACCCAGGAATGAACCTAGACCGCACGCAAGACATAACATATAGACCAAAGCAGGTTGCGTATCATTATTTTCTGAATAATCGTTCTGACCAAGACATAGGCGGCTGGGTGGGCACGAGATGCGCGAAGCTACATATTATCAGGGAGTATGGAATCAATCACTTCAGAACCGAGCGCGAAAACCCGAGTGTGTTGGTGGAAAGTGGCGGCTGGCACTTTACCTACCTCGGGAACGCAGACCAGATACGCGAAAAAATCCAGAGTTTCGGGCATCAAGAATACAACACCAGCTACACACTAAGCAGGGTAGATCAATCTGTCCGTGAGAACACCGACTTTCTACAAAGAGGATTCAATCTTTGGAAAGACGAAAGCGGTTTGCCAACCTACTTATTACATAACAAAGAAAAATGGGGAAAACTATTTCTGTAGTCATAACAGCATTCAACTATGGTCGTTACCTAGACGAGTGCATCCAAAGTGTCTTAAATCAATCGGTGAAACCCGATGAAGTGATAGTTGTGGACGACGAAAGTACCGACAACACCAGTGCGATAGTTGCCAAGTATCCCGTGGAATATATCTGGCAGAAGAACAAGGGCCTGTCGGGGGCGAGAAACACCGGCATACGGGCGGCGACAAGTACATATATCATGTGTCTCGATGCTGATGATATGCTTCGCCCAGATGCGATTAAGGAACATTTGGCGATATCTGACGAACACTCCATAGCCCAATGCGGGATGCTGTACTTCGGTTCGGAGGTGGCAACATTCAGGCCCGAGGGCGCGACACACAAGAGCTTGCTACGAACAAACTCTGTCTACTGTAATTCCGTATTCCCCAAAAGGGGGTGGGAAGCAGTTGGTGGATATGATGAAAGTGAAATCATGCGGCTTGGGCTTGAAGACTGGGAGTTTTGGATACGCCTCACGGGGAAAGGATATGCGGTAAAAACCTCGGATTATATCGCTCTTCTTTACCGCCGACACCCCCACACCATGACCAAACAGACAACACACCCGAATTGGGTCAAGCTCGTTTCCTACATCAAAGAAAAAAACAGCTCTCTCTACCAAGGTGTGGTATAATAAAGGAACTTCAACAGAAGAACTGGGAAGTATATTTACTTAACCCAGTTTTCTAATGACAATATCTACTATAGTAAACAAGATATATTTCCTGACGCAAACCACAAGCGCCAATTTTCCCGCTGCTGACATGCTCATCGCTGTCAATAATGCTTATGAGCGGGTTGTTTCCCTCATTATGCAAACAGACGGACGTTGGGAATGGGATGACGACAACAATACCGACCTACCCATCGCCACGACCACACTTACAGCAGACCAACAGGACTACACACTTTCCGTCACACACCTGAACCTTACGCGCGTTGAAGTCAAGGATGAATCTGGGCTCTGGAGACCATTGACACCCATCAGCCAGTCGGACTTCAGGGGAATCGCGCTCTCGGAGTTCATGAAAACATCCGGGCAACCACAGTATTATGATAAACTGGGTCCGTCCATCTTTCTCTACCCCGCACCGGACTACACACAAGCGGCGTCATTGAAGCTGTCATTTCAACGTACCCCCGCGCTGTTTACATCTGGAGAAGTAACGACGGGAACGAAAATCCCAGGATTCAATCCCCTCTACCACACCCTCATTCCGTTGTGGGTTGCACATGATTACTTTCTTTCCAAGGGACTCCACAACAGAATCCCACCCCTTCAGGTAGAAATTGACCGCCACGAACAGCAACTCCAGTCCGATTATGAGACACGAAGCCGCGATGAACAACTCCGATTGCGAACGGCTTATAACAATCCCCGATAATGGCATCATTCACAAAAATAAACTCTTTTGTTGAGTTTTTGGCAGAGGGCAGGATGGATTTAGGTTCCGACCAGTTGAAGATAGCCCTGACAAACACGGCGCATACTTCAACGTGGGATGAACTGGCTGACCTTACTGAAATCTCCTACACCAACCTCTCCTCAAGGAATATCACGACGTCATCATCTTCCCAGACATCAGGAACATATAAATTAGTGCTGACCGACCTCGTCCTCACCTCTTCCGGGGGCACCACCGGGCCATTCCGGTATATCTATATCTACGATGAGACTGCGACGAACGATGATTTGATAGGATACTACGATTACGGATCGTCCATCACCATGCAAGACGGAGATACGCTGACGCTGGACTTTGACGGTTCGGCGGGCGTATTAACGATTGCATAACATGGCGATAGTCAACGATACAATAGTTACAATAAACGGTGCGTTCTCAACCGGGGCGACCATAGCCACCGGGAACGCTACCGGAAGCAACCGATTGGCAGTTGTGTGTCTGTCTGTTGAAACACCAATCGTCTACACCGACGTAACGGGGATAACCTATGGGGGCGTGGCTATGACCAGGGCTATTGGAATTACTGTCTCTTCCCCCACATACGCGTATGGTACGTCGGATATTTGGTATCTCTGGGGGCCAGCGACTGGTTCGCAAAGTGTTGTCATCACTCGCGGCGCGGGGTCCACGCAATTTCGCGGCAGTCTCTCAACATGGACTGGGGTAAGCCCATTTAGCACACTGGATGCTACAGCGTCATCGGAGGGTGTGAACAACCAATCCCAAGCCATAACTACCACAGTAGACAATGCTTTGATTGTTGATTGTTTCAGCTCCTCCGCCAACAACCCGACAGAAAATGGCGCGCAGACACTCCTCAAAAGTTACACTGGGTCGTCACCGAGACACGGGTCTAGTTATCGCATTGTTACCACAGCGGGCGGTTACACAATGCAATGGACGGATGACGGCGCAAGTGACAACACGATGGCGGTGGTAGCATTCAAACCCTTCATCGCCACCGACTACCCCCTTTCTGTAACTGTTGGAGCATTCGTGCTCACCGGCATTGGTCTCGCTGTTTCTTTCGGGCGCTTGGTAACAGCTACGGTTGGAGCCCATACGCTCACTTTTAATGATATAATACTATCATGGTATCGTAAGTGGATTTATGGTACAAAACACGATTCCACGCTTGATATGCTGAGTAAATCCGCAATGGATGTTGCGGCACAGAATCACGTTTTCATGGACGATAATAATGTAGTTTTCATGGACGATAATAATATGCTCTTCAGCGCTGGGACAGATGGGTGGTCTAACGTGTCCAAAAATTCAGCTTCGTTTACTAATCAATCTAAATCATAATGGCAGACCAAAAACTCACAGACCGGACAGAACTTGCAGCGGCACCAGCCGATGGTG